GAATGTTAGGAGTGAGTTTAAAAGCTGGAACTTCTGGTTCAAAAGAACCAATTCTGAATACATATGTTAAACCAGTATTTGATTATTTTGGAAAACCAAATGATTACTTAAAATTAAAACAATCTTTGTACCCACAGTATCGAGAAGCTGGAGTCAGTGAATTAGATCTTAAAACCAAATGGGGAAGTAGTCAACTTGCACAACAACTTGGAAAATTTGAAAAGGAAGATTCAAAAGAATATAATAGATTATATGATATAAATTTATCTCTGGTAAGAGATGCGATGGTTAGAATTTTTAATAGTGATATTAAGAAGACTAGAAAATTTATAAAGTCAGAAATATTGAAGACTCAATTAAAAACTCCCTTTATCAAAGTTAAGACCACTCAGACTACTGCGTATATAGATAATACTTATGATCAATTAGCTGCTGGACTAGAGGCAGCAACATCTATTGTTGCAAGTGCAGGCGGATCAAAACAAGAGTTTGTTTTAACATTATCTGATGGTATTACATTAGATATGGAGTTTTCTGCAAGAACTAATAAATCAGGTTTCTTACATAAGTTGGGACAGTTTGAAAATCTTGCAATTAAATTTAACGCTATCAGTGGATTTACTAGAAACTAATGAAGAACACACACCTCGAACATTTAGAAGACAACATCTTAAACGGAGGATCTGAAGGTGGAAAGGAAGCTGTTGCTTTTCTTAGATCTCTTGGAGAGATGTTAACTCAAGGTGGTGCAGATACTCGTGTCACTGTGAAGTGGGACGGAGCTCCTGCTGTAATTTGTGGTACTAATCCAGACAACGGAAGATTTTTTGTCGGTACAAAATCTGTTTTTAATAAAGTTGATCCTAAGATAATATATTCAGAAGAAGATGTAGATAGTATGTATTCGCCTGGCCAACTCTCACAAAAACTTAAAGACTCTTTTAAATATCTCTCGCAACTCTCAATACCAAATGTGGTACAAGGAGATCTTTTATTTACTGATGATAAGTATGAAACTAATATTGACGGTGACACTTGTATTGCATTTCAACCAAACACAATTGTGTATGCAGTTCCAAAAGATACTGATATTGGTCAAAAGATATCTGAAGCAAAACTCGGAATTGTTTTTCACACCTCATACTCTGGAAGAAGTTTAGATACATTGACTGCAAGTTTTGGTAATATTGGTATTCAAGGAAACACAGATGTGTTTGTAACATCATCTGATTTTAAAAATGCATCAGGTGAAGCCAACATGACATCTGCTGAGAAAACAACATATACAAATCTTATCAACAAAACGGAAGGATCTTTGAAACAGGCATCTCGTTTTCTTGACTTGATGAAAACAAATAACATGAATAAGTTTACTTTAAATATCATGTTTAAAACTTTCTTCAATAGGTATGTTCGTGAAGGTAAAACTTTAATCGGTGCTCGCAATACTGCAAGAGATTTTGCAATGTATTTTTCAAATGCATTAGATAAAGAGATTGCAACTAAGAAGATGAAAACTACTAAAGATAAATACTTAGAGCTTAAGAATAAAGGTCTCAAATTTATTTCTGACAATCAACAGGCAATATACATGACTGTTGCATCTTATATGAATTTGCAGACTGCGAAAAATTTTATGATTCGTAAGTTACAGAAAGTGAATACCTTTGGTACTTTTTTAAGAACACCAGATGGTTATCGTGTAACTGCACCAGAAGGATTCGTTGCAATCCGATCAGGTCAGGCTCTTAAACTTGTAGATCGTTTAGAGTTCAGTCGTGCAAACTTTACCGCAGATAAAAATTGGGAAAAGGGTAATCCTATGCCCGTACCGAAAATATGAAAAGTTTTACTAAATTTATAACCGAAGCAATATCTTCTCAAACAGTTGCGAAGCCAAATCCGAATGATGATGAAGCGGATATGACGGTGGCTTTTGGTCGTTTCAATCCACCCACAACTGGACATGAAAAACTTTTGAACAAAGTTAAACAGGTTGCTGGTCGTGGTAATTATGAAATTTACCCATCAAGATCAAACGATCCTGATAAGAATCCTTTAGATCCTGAGACAAAGATTGGATATATGCAGCAGATGTTTCCACAACATGCGAAACATATCATGAATAATGATAAGACTCGAACAATCTTTGATGCTTTGAAAGGTGCGAATGAAAGAGGTGCAAAGTCTGTTAATATCGTGGTTGGACAGGATCGTCAAAAAGAATTTGAGAATCTAGCAAACAAATATAATAATAAACTTTATAAATTTGATCGCATTAAGGTAATATCTGCTGGAGATCGTGATCCAGATGGAGAAGGTATCGGTGCTATGTCTGCATCTAAGTTAAGAAAGGCAGCTGCGGATGATGATTATGATACGTTTAGAACAGGAATACCAAAGTCTTTGAAGGATGACGCTGCAAGAAAACTATATGATTCACTAAAACAAGGAATGAATACTAAGAAACAACAGAATGAGATGTGGAGAATTGCTCCTAAGTTTGATTGGAAAAATCTTCGAGAGAACTACATGAATGGAAATGTATTCCAAGTTGGTGACACTGTAGAGAATGATAATACTGGTTTGATTGGTAAGATTATTCGCACAGGTGCAAATCATATCATTGCAGTTACTGAAGATAATATGATGTTCAAATCATGGATAAAGGATATCACTGAGAAGTTTACTGAGATCTCTGGTGTGCCTTCAAACCAAAGAGAAGTTGGAACAGATTCTTTAAGAGATTACACTCAAAGACTGTCTCATAATCCTATCATCATTAATTTTATAAATAAATCTAGAAAGAAACGTGCGAAAGGGTAATGCTTAGTACAAAATTGCAAAAAGACTTGATGGATGCATACGCAGCAGTCCATGAAGAGAAGAGAGGTCATGCAGCTGGTGCTTCTGATATTGAGAAACAGGCATCACAATTAGCATCTGACGTTCGATATAAAGCAAGAGGAAAGACAAAACCTGGCGCCAGTAAAGAAGAGTTGAGAAAATTATTTTTATCAATACTTGGTTCATCACCAGCACCACAAGCAGTGAAATCAATGGCGAAAGAAAAACTTTTAGGAGAAGAAGTAGTTACAGAGATGACTGCGAAAGAAAAACTTAGTAAGAAGATGAAAGAAAAGAAAGTAAATACCATAATTAAAAAAGAAGCACAACAAGATGCAAAAACAGAAAAGAAATTAGCATCTACTATGATGGGTGAGGGTAGTATGTATGGTATTACTAAAGGTGATGGTATGAGTTTCCCAGAGAGACTGAAAGCAAAGGCAAAGAAAAAGAAAGAGAAAATGAAAATGGAGGAAGAGAAAAAAGAACTTCCTACAACAAAGATGTATCGTAAGGCTGGTAATCTAAGTCGTAAAGCACTTAGCAAAGGACTCGATAGTGAAGAGGGTAGTAAGGCTCAGAAGAGATCAGAGAAAATTGTTAGTACTATATCTACTGCAAAAGAGAAAGAAAGATTTAGTAAGATGAAAACTCCTGCTGCACAACTCAGAAATGAGGAAGTGATTGATGAGATGTCACACTCTGCTGAGAAACCAAAAACTAAAGATAAAAAAATGACTTCTAATCTTTTGAAGAAGATAAGAGAGGTAAATCCTGGCGCTGGTTCACAGTATGAACAGGTTGTTCATGAGAAGATGGATGCTGTAGGACAGGAAGATAAAGATATCGACAATGATGGTGATCATGATTCAAATGATAAGTATCTTCTTAAGAGAAGAAAGGCAATCGGTAAAGCAATTGCGAAGAAACGTGGTAAGGTAAAGGAAGGATTCTCTGCATGGAGAATCGATTTAGATTTTAACGAACAAGTAAAAAAGTAAAAGGGGGACTGGTATCTCCCAAGTCCCCAAACTGCATAGTCATGCCCGACAAAGAGGGGTCTGAAGATAATAAAAGTACAAAGTCTGTTGTCAATAAAAAACAGAAACAGATGATGGGTGAGGAAGGATATGATATTGCAAGAGACATGGGAAAAGTATCACCATCTAAGGATAAGAAAGATGCGACTACAATGCCAGTGAGTAAAGAAATGAGAAAGACACAGAAGAAGTCAAAAGGCCCTTCTGCATTTGAACTTGTGAAAGCCAAGTATGGTAAATCTGTTATGAACGGTAAAAAAAAAGCTAATGAAGAACTTGACTTAACAAAAGTTGCAGAGGCTTTTGGTGGTTATATTATTGAGGCTAATGGTGATAAAAAACAAAAACCCACACAGAAAGATCTATCATCAGCTGCTGATAAAAGAAAAAAGGAACAAATACAACAACAACAGAGAGCAAATAGTCCTCTTCAGCCAGGAGCGGAAGATGAAGAAGGACAAGGTGTTGGTAGTGTTGCAACTGCAAATCCAAAGCAAACTGCACAACAGATAAAAAAAGATGCACCAAAACCAAAAAAATCAACCGCAACCAGAGCAGACTATCCTAAGACAAGACCTGAGTTGGAAACAAAAAGAAAAGAGTATGGAATAGATCGACAGGGTAGGGCAAGTGATGCTGGTGTTGAGAGATACGCTAGGAAAGCTAAACAGTTATCTAGTGGAAGTAACATGCCTGTTACTCTTACACAAGATGATTTAGCTAAAGCTAGAGAGAAAATGGTGGGTGGTACAGAGGTCAAAGATTCAAGTGGTAAAGTTGTAGGAAAAACTACTGGTAGATATGGTGGAAGACTTTCAAGGAAAGCACCAGCTCCTGGCGCAGGCAGAAAACCAAGAGTGGGTTATGATGATTTTATGTCTATGATTCAAAAGGAAAAACAAAAGAGTCCAGATGAAAGAGCAAAAAGTG